GTGTCAAGTGTTATTTTGGAAGGTGCTGTGGTATTGGGTAGTTGCGGGTTGAGCGTGTAATATAAGACTGTTAAACCCTGTCTTTTCACAGTTTATAAACTGGGGAGTGTTTTGATGGGTAGGCCGAGTAAGTTTACTGAGGGTCGGAAGCGGGTAATTTTGGAGGCTATTGGTGATGGTCAGACTTATGGTGTGGCAGCGACGATGGCTGGTATTAGTGCTGGTACTTTGAGTGGTTGGGTACGTGATGAGAGTAAGGGTGAGTTTGTTGCGGCTTGTAAGGCTGCGGAGGCTCGTGCTGAGAGTCGTCTTGTTGCGGTGATGCACGACCATGCACATTCTGATTGGCGGGCTGCGAAGTGGTTGTTGTCTCGTCGGTATGCTCATTGGCGTGAGGTTCCTGTTCAAGACCAGGCGGTTTCTGATGAGCTCAATCGTCTCAAAGTCTTGAAGGCCCAGGTAGAGTTGGAGTACGCTCGTTCTCAGTTAGAGGCGTTACGGTCTCAGGAGGCCGAGGATGCGTCTTTGTTGACGATCTTGAACGATCCCATGACCTTAGAACATGTAGAGGTAAGAGATGAAGTCGGACCCACAGATGAAGGAAGCAGCCATCGGGATGCTGAAGAAGATAGGCGGCATCCCGATGGACAAGGTAACGGGAGTGTCACTCAGCTTGGTGCTAGGAAAACCCAAGCGTCCTAAAGAGGAACATCACGCCGAGGACAAGGAAGACGACTCCCCACAGGACGGACTCGAAAGTGGTATCGCCGAGCTCCTTGAGAACTGGACCGAGCGCGATGAGGAAACCGATGCAGGCAAGTACTACCACGACCTGAAGCGTCTCGCGGGTTCCCACGGGATAGAGGTCGATGGTAAGGAGGGGGAAGAGGAAGAGGAAGAGCAAACCCATAACTCACATGACGAAGGAGAGGACTACTAATGGCCACCGAATCAATGGAGGTTAGCACCTCCGTCGCAGCTAGCGACACCACCTACGGGGACATCTATCCACCCACCTCCAACGCTTACACAGCCACGACCAATGACAAGGTCCTCGTTGGTGGAGTGGAAACCGCCATTACCAAGTACGACATCGTAAACGCTGCGGTGAAACCAGCGGACTACGATACGCTTGAGATCGTGTACGCCTGGACCAACGAAGGCGGAACAGCCAACATCGCCTATGGGGTTCAAACGAGCGCGGACGGAGCGAACTGGATAACCCACACCACAGCCACTGGCGCTATCACAGCGGCTGGCGGCAGTTTACTCGAAGTGACCGGCTTCCAGAAGTTCCTCAGGCTCTACTACACCGAGAGTGGCACCGGGACCATGGACGTAAGCGCAGGTCTGACCTTTAAGAAGAAGGTCGCATAATGCCCTACATTGTCCGCAAATCTAAGGACAAGAAGGGTAAGACCCAGTGGTGCGCGTACAAGAAGGGTGATGACACACCCAAGGCTTGTAGCTACGACAAGAAGAACATCCAACTCTACATGGCTGTCGCTATGAAGAAAGCCGGAGAAAAGGGGAAGGTGAAGACCTATGGCGACTGAAAAAGTAGCACCGATCAATATGGCAGAGGTCGTTGAGGACGTTGAAGAGATCGGCCCCATGACTGGCTCGGCCTCTCTCGGTCGTGCCCTACAGGGCATAAGGCCGGAAGATGTTGCCGGTCTCTATGAGCAGAGGGGGACAAACCCGGCAGACCGGATGGGCGCAGCCATAAAGCTTCAGCATATCGTTAATGAGATTAACGGGCTCGTTGGATCTCACGGACTGTCGAAAGACCAACACTTCAACCTCTTGCGCGGACTCGGAAGCGAGTCACCTCTCGGAGAAGTCGCTGCGGAAGTTGAGGAAAGAATGCCCGAGCTCCCTGAAGAAACAAGGGTGGCTGCGGCTGAGAACCTTCAGGAACGCCAGGTCACATGACATGGGGCGTCAAGAAGAACGTATCGCATGCACTTAGGGTTGTTCAGATAAGAAGACTCAAAGAGCACTCGGCACTAACCGGACTGTCGATCTCCCGCATCGTGAGAGAAGCCGTGGATGCCTACCTGGAGAAGAGCTCCAGAATAGATAACGTGGACGCAGCCATAAACGCCCTAAGCAGCGCAATGTCCCGGCTCGAGGAGATACGAAATGGCAGAAGATAAGGACATCCTTACCTCAAACATCTTTCCTAAAGAGTTCGTCGAGGGAGCCATCGCTGAGTGTATCGCTCAGATCAAGCATAGCCTCGATGTCTCCACCGAGAACATCAAGGGCGTCACAAAACTTGAGTCAGTCAAAGGGAGCTTTCTCGTCGCGGCCAATGAGGCGGCAAGCCTGATTAAGATGCTCGAACACTACACCGACGCCTCGCTGAACCCGAAGCATCGGTTTGCTAGATACGTGCTTAAGAGCTTCGTTAAAAAGCTGAAAGCCATCGACGGCATACTCGACGCTAAACGCATGGACAAAAAAGAAGTCCTCGAGTTCGCCCGCATCGTCACATCCTTTCTCGTCTCCATACACACCATCATGGTTGAAGACACCAGGGAACTCGTCAGGGAGGCGCACGTCTACGAGTTCTGTGGGGATGACCTGGACGAATACGGAGCAACGCTTGGGAAAGTCATCACTATTCACTAAGCAGATAAAGGCTGAAATCGCGAAGTGTGCCAGGGACTTCGACCATTTCTGCAAGAAGTACCTGCGGATCGTGGACAAGAGCGGCAAGCTTATACCGCTTGTGCCAAACCGAGCTCAACGCTCCTACCTGTCGGCATGTGAGAAGAACCCATGGGTCTACGTACTTAAGTCGAGAAAGCTTGGGCTCACCACGATTATAGCCGCCCATAACTTCTGGTCGTCACTGTTCACGCCGAACTTCGCCACACTCGTCCTGGCTCACACCGACACCGCAAGTAAGACGATATTTCGCATATACACCCGGTTCTACGACAACCTTCCGAAGTACCTAATGTTCCCCGTGAAGCTGCTCAACAAGCACGAGCTCATGTTCGAACACGGCGGGTATATCGTGGCCGCAACCGCTGGCTCGGACTCGGCCCGAGGCGCGACCTACCACGCCATCCATTGCTCCGAGTTCGCGATGTACGACAACATCGAAAAGCTTATAGCCTCGGCGATGTCGACCGCCGGAACGAACGCAAGGGTGGCCCTGGAGACGACAGCGAATGGCCTCAATGACGCTCACAAGCTTTGGTTCAGCCCAGACAATGGCTATGAGAAACTCTTCATCTCTTGGAAGGACGCCGAGGATTCGGTTGAGAAGAAGAAGCCAGAATGGATCCCAAAAGAAATAGAAAGCATCGCCAAGCAATACACCCTCACTAAACAACAGACCTACTGGGCCTCCAATGTCTACACTAAACGCTGTGCTGCTAACTGGAACACCTTCCTGCAAGAATACCCGCCGGAAGCACACCTGGCATTCATCTCAGCCGGTAGGAAATTCTTCAACCGAGTCTATCCGCACGTTAAAGACCGGCCAGGATACTCGTGCACAGAAGAAAAGCAGCGGTACTCAGCCTATGTCATCGGAGTAGATACCGCATCGGGCTCCGACCATGGAGACTTCTCGTGCTTCGTTACACTCAACTGTACGGAGAAAAAGAAGCCACGCATCGTGAGCTCGCTCTACGTGAGAATGGCACCATCAGAATTCGCACAGAAAGTCCTCGATGAAGCAAAGAAGTACGATGCACTCGTTTGCGTAGAATCAAACAGCTACGGACTAAGCGTCATCGAATACCTGACAGGACACGAGTGGGGCCTGCTCTATAGACGGACCAAGTACGACCGAGCCACAAACCGATGGAGCGAGAACCTTGGATTCAATACCAACGTCTCAACACGGTCAGTTATGCTCGCAAGACTGCAAGAATACATCTCAAGAGAATGGCTCGATGTCACAGATGATAACCTTAAGTACGAAATGAATACGTTTGTATTTAACAAAAACGGCAAGCCAGAGGCCGATACAGGCAAGCACGACGACATCGTAATGGCGACAGCCTTGGCGCTTATGGGGATGGATCAGGTCGAACCAGAAGTGCAGATAAAGAAGCAGCCCAAACCGAACAGCCTCTCCGAAATGTTGCAGTTCGAATTGCAGACTGGCAAATTGTATCGGAAATCGTCTCACTTCTTTGAAGAGGAAGAAGACGAAGCAGCCTCACCTTCCGAGGTGTTGTACAATAATTAATCGCCCAAGGGCGTAAAAGGAACTCGAAAATGGGACAGTTTTTATCAAGCGAAGCAGCCGAAAAACTCGGAGACGCACTTCAACAAGGCGTCGACTTCGACCCAACAGAGACTGAAACATCTACGTCCGAACCCGCCGAGGACGAAAATCAAGAGGCGGAAGACCAGGAAGAGGCAAGCCCCGAGACGGCAGATGCAGACGCAGATGCTGAAACGAATACCGACGAATCCTCCGCAGACAGCCCGGAAGGAGAGGATGAGGGAGAAGGTAAGGGGTCTATGCATCGTGTTCCGTATGACAGGTTTAAGTCAGTCATCGACGCCAGAAACCAGTACAAACACGAGACCGAGACGCTGAGAAAGCAGATGCTAGAGATGCAAGAGCAACTCAAGCAATCACCACCACAGCCAGCCACACGCCAGGTAGAACAAAGTCAGCAGGACCAATCGTGGGATTACGATACCGATGATGAACCGCTTGACCCACTCGAGAAGAAGTACTTCACACTAGAAGGCCGGATGAATCAGATGGCCGTCTACCAGGCAGAACAACAACTCGAGAGGGAAATCGGACACGTCCAGAACTCGTACCCAAGCGTCCCGCGTGAACTACTCCTCCAAGCTGTCGTCCTAGACGGAGCTAGTGACCTGATGTCTATCGCTGAGAACTTCTCATCACATATCGCCTCCGTCGAGGAGGGTGCCATCGCCAGACACATTGCGTCAGCAAAGCCAAAGCGAGAAACACCACCTCGAGCCCCTAAGTCTGGAAGCCCAAGGGCACAGATACGGGCGAGCAGAGATGGACAAAAGGACAAGCCCCGTAATGTAGCGGAAGCCTCAAAGGCCCTCGCTGAATTTTTACGACGAGAGAACCCCTTTTCTTCTTAGGAGAATGAACAATGGCTGGTGCCACACGTACAACGTTCGATGCGATTCTTAAAGAATTCTACATCGGACCCGTTATTGAGCAGCTCAACAATGAGATCCTTGCTCTAGAAATGTTTGAAAAAGCGATCGTAGACTGGAATGGCAAGAAGGCCATTATCCCTGTCCACGTCTCGCGTAACTCCATGAGCTCAACCGCTCAGTTTGTGCCAGAATCAGGAACCCTGCCTACAGCCGGGAACCAAGGTTATGCGCGGCTTGAGATCACGGCTAAGTATCAGTACGGTCGATTCCAGATTACCGGTCCCGCAATTGCCTCCGCTAAAAACGGCGGGCGCGGTGCCTTCATCGGATACACCGACGCTGAGATGAACAAGCTAGTCAGCGATGTCCGAAATACTGCCAACCGCGTCTCCATGACCGGCGGAGCAGCCATGGGCTACATCTACGAGAAGAAGACCCTACAGACTGCTGCGGCTCAACAGGTGAAAGGCGCGGCTGGTGGTACTGGTTTTGGTAGCACAGTCTTTGCTTACCGTGGAGACTACACGGTTCTTAATGCTGTGCGTGCAAACGCTGTCGCTGCGGGCGCAACGCTGGCCGCTACCGATGACACCCAGTACTGGTGCCCGGTTGACCTTATTCGCATGGATACCTACAACAAGGTGGGCGTTGACACCCCAGGTTCTTCCAATATCAACTTCTTTGCCGTCGACTTCGACGCTGCTGCCGGGACGATCACCATCGCGATAGGGAGCAACTCAGGAGCCGCAGACAAAGCTGTTCTTGAGACGGTCTCCGCTGCGTTGCCGGGTGTTAAAAACGGAACGGCTGTGGCTGTGGTTCTTCGTCAGGCGCAATGCGTTGACAAGAACGCAAACACGCTCGCTCTCGACATGTCAGCCTTTGTTGCTGGTAACACCTATACGCATTGGATCGAAGAGCCCGTGGGCGTACAGGGAAACATGTCGCTTACGACGCACTTTGGTGTGACGCGTAACGTCAAGGACCTTTTGGCTGGCGGTAGTGTGGCGGCTGGTATCGTTTCCGCTGACGGGACCGCACCCCCACTGCGCTCCTGGGTGTTTTGCGGAAGCAAGACAAACGCTACGTCCCTCACGGGCGCTGCGCTTGCTCTTGATCGAGTCCAGCACTGCATTGACTCGGTTCAGGTCGACGAGCCTACCCTATCGGGTAGTGGCCCCGGTCGTATCGGTGGAGCCCATGAGGTAGATGTGATGCTAATGCACCCGCGTCAGCGGCAGCAGTACATTGCTCTACTCCAAGGCACCATCGCTATGCGGATCAACGCAGGCCAAGGTGGTGGTCCTACCCGAAAGGGAGACGCCGGATTCATGGATGTTAGCTATGGTGACATCCCGATCAAGGTGTCCAGGGCCGTTCCTAATGGTTCCATCTTCTTCCTACGGAAGAGCACATGGAACCTGGCGGAGCTCGAGAAAGGTAAGTTTGCCGACCTAGATGGGGCCGTCCTCAGTCGCATCAGTAACACCGATGCGTGGGAAGGCTTCTACCGATGGTACTGGAATCTTGTTTGCAAACAACCTAACTGCAACTCGATTCTTACGGGCCTCGAACTAGCCTAAGAGGTAATGGCGGCGTGGAACTCCTACTCCAGATATTACAAGCAATTGTTCTGTCACTCACGGGGTTCTACGTCGCCATGCTTATTGGTGAGAAAAGGAATCAAAAGGAACTGCGTCGGGATGAGCCCGAACCAGAACGCTACATCGACGTAGTTCCATCCTCCCTTCAACACGGAGACTGAAATGGCCCTTCCAGACCCCAAGCGCACCGCAGCAAAGAACATGATTAAACGCAGTGGACCGGATTCCACACCGTTTCTAAAAGCCATTCTCGATGTCGCGGGCTTAATAGCCGGAGGACCAGTAGCAGCCGGAGCAGCCGTCGCCAAGGCGGCCCTTCCAGATAAGAAGGAATCCTCCGAACCTGAAATGTTGAAAGAGACTTCTAAGTACGACCCTACTGAACTGACCAGTTTCGATCTGATTGAGCCGTTGGAGCCATTCGGCGTTACCGAACGGGAGGCAATCGAGCCCTATGACAGGGAGATCAGGCCACTGAAAGAGAGGAAGCCTAAGCGGCGCCACAAACTGACCACCGGCAGGCTCGGAGGATCCGAAGAATGAAGTGGCCTACCGACATGCCCGGTCGCATTCAGGACTCAAAGAGCGGAAAGATCGATGACAAGAGGGCTTGGGACCTCTCCCTCCTCTTTCTCCAAGGCAACCAGTGGCTCCAATACGACAGGCGTATGCGTGAGTATGAGTCTATGAGAACTCGCAAGGGTCGCGGCAATAAACTCACCGTTAACCTGATGCTGAACATCTACCGAAACGTCCTGTCCCACCTGACCCTTGCCTATCCATCCGTTGTCGTGATGCCAGCATCCCCATCCAATGAAGACGTATTGAAGGCCAAGAGCGCAGAGATGGCCCTTAGATACCACTGGGAAGCCGACACCCTGAAAGACACGATCTCGAAAGGGCTTGAGTGGCTCCTTACCTGCGGGACTGTCGGGTTCCACACGTACTACTGGTCGGAGAAAGACCGCGTACATACCGAAGCCGTCTCCCCTTACGACCTGTTTCTTGAGAAAGACGTGAGCGACTTCGACGAGAGCGAGTGGGTCGCCATCAGAAGCTACCACACCAAGCAACGCCTGAAGGACTCGTACCCAAAGGCAGCAGACAGCATCGAGAAGCTCGGTGGGTCAGACACAAATGAGGGTCTTCTGGGTGAGATACACCCATCGGACAGAATTGAGGTCTATGAAATCTACTGGCGTGACGGTCGCCATGCCATCATGGCAGGAAACATTTACCTCTTCAAAGAGGAAGACTACCCCGTAGAACCACACCCCATCCAATTGGTGCGGTACACAGAGGTTCCACTGAAACTCTGGGGGATCGGTCTTCTTGAGCCGCTCATCGACTTGCAGCACTTCTATAATAAGTCGCGGACGCAAGTCATGATGAACGTTGAGCTCATGGGTAACCCGAAGATCCTCATCCCAAAGACCGCAGGCGTTGACTCAAAGGCATTCACAAACAGGCCAGGAGAGAAAATCTTCTACAACGCAGCAGGAGGAAAACCAGAACAACTCACCCCTGTCCCAATCCCAGGATATGTCCTAGATAATATCACACGGATTCAGTCTGAAATGCAGGACGTCGCAGGCATCCATAGCGTGAGCCTAGGTAAGCGAGCCGTGGGCATCAGTAGCGGCAAAGCGATGAATGTCATCACGTCAAGAGACATGAGCCAATTGCAAATCACGCAGACGCGCATAGAAAAGGCCACCGCAAGACTGGCTGAAACAACGCTGATGCTGATGAAGCAGTTCTACGATGAGCCAAAGATGATGAGGATGATGGACCAGGCAGGACAGGTCATCTTTAACCAACTCGATGCCACGGCACTCGTGGATGACCCAGAAGTGTTCCTTGAAGCAGGGAGCCTGTTTAGGAACGAAGCACTCGATCGAGATGCCAAGGTCCTCGAGCTCCTGCAACTTGGGCTTATTGAAAAAGACCAGGCACTACAAGAGATCAGCTTCAGAACGGGCAACGCATTCCTGAGTGAGAAGATCATGTCTATGGCGCATGCCAGGGATACGCTCGGATGGGCAGTCGAAGGCGACAATGTTGAGATATTCTCAAGCGATGACATCAAGCTGTTTATCAAGGTGTTCGGAGACTTCATGAGGACGCCTGACTATTACCAACTTACAGAAGAAAGACAGAACTACATCGCTGATATATTCGCCGCACTCACCACTGACAACCAGGGACCAGAGGCCTATGCCGAAGCACTCGCTAAACGGAAGGTTTGGCCACGCCCGATGATGCCAGGGTCAGATCCAAACAGTCGCGTGCAGTCGATGGTAGGAGCCAGCAGTCCCGCATCTAGACAGCAACTCGCAGAAGAACAACTAGACATGACCGTTCAAAAGCGCGTCGGTGAAGACATGGTGTCTCGGTCTAGACAGCGCGATGAGGCGCTCATCAGTCCGGTAGGAGGGGGTTACTAGTGGATGTCAGCCAGATTGCCGCACTCTTCAGGTCGTATGCCGACGAACCAGACGCAACATTCCTTACGGCATCTGACGTGTCGACCTACCTTACACAAGGGTATGGTCAATTTAGATCCTTTGTCTCCGCAATCGACCCCTCCATCTACGTCGAGAAGGCAGACCTAACCTTCACCGATACGGATGAGTATGACCTAGCAACAGGCGCAATCGCACTTCTCGGAGCCACAATAACAGGCGGCTACAACAGGCTGATGCAAATCCAAACCCTGTCTAATGTCACTGGCGGGATCACCGGGATCGGAACAATCTATGAGGCGGTTACCTCGCTGCCAGCACTAGACCAAGCAGTCAATGCTTACTTCCTAAGAGGAACAGTCCTCAAGCTGGACCGAAACCTGACGGGAACAATGCGGCTAAGGTACACCCCAGAACAACTGTCTACTCTCTGGTCGAACCTTGCACTCACCACCTACGTAGACGACCTCGTCATGTTTCATGACATGATCGCTCTCTACGCTTACGCCCAGTATGCCATTCGAGATAACGCTCAAAACAACCCACTCACCACACAACTGCAAACACGCGAATATGCATTTGCTGAGTACCTCAACCGACGCGTCTTTAATGGGCCCCAGTATGTGTCTGAAACACTATCGTCATATCTGGACAACTAAATGGCAGTACCATCAACCGAGATCGATGTACTTGACCGGGGAATAGAGCAGGACAGCCCCTCAAAAGGGTCCTTCGCCCTCAACATGCTCTACAGGAGGAACTCATGGGAAGTGAGAAAAGGCTTTGGGCAAGTGTCCCAGCGCACTACGACGTTCGGCCTCCCGACAGTCGACGCGACGGGGCTTGCTACGCGCCCGAATGTGGGGATGAGGAAGCATCTAGGGTCGTACATGTTGGAGACGGATTTCGGTCACACGCAGTGCTTATCGATATTTTCGGCACTGGTGAGGACTGGTAACGCGCTGACAAATGACGACATGACGAACTCCTATACGGACTACGTTATCGTTGTTGAGATCGACGACCTCACTACCGGCGACCACTGGGAGGAACCACTCTATACCCACACCGCAGAGTCGGTTGGCTTTGGTGCCGAGTTCGCCACGTCACAGAATAAGCAGAGCTTCTGGGGCTCCCAGATCACAACCAACTACAGCGGAGCACCCCCTCCCTACTGGCATGGGCAGTACGACACGAGCGTTTCAAACGATAGGACTGCGTTCAAAGCTGCGACTTCAGACGCAGCATTCTTCTTCCACGAGTGGAGAGACGTCCTCTATTTCGGGAGCCCGTCTGTCGGGATATTCATCTACCGTCCCATCATAATCGGGAAGACAGAGCGCAGGTATCTTGAGTACGACATCACGATCTTCGCCAGCAACCCTTACTCCGAACGAGCTTTCATTAGGCCGCTAGTGCCCACGCCAAACCCAGCCTACGAGGCAGCCTACACGTATCTAAACAAGGCGACATTCCCTGGCGACCCGGTAGACGTTGCCGTCATCGATGACAGGCTGGTGGTAGCCGCTGACCGCACCCTCTACTTTTCCGATCCAAACCAGCCGGGGTTCTTTGTCGGGATCAACCAGATCCATGTGCCAAGTAGCACCCCGATTACCGCCATCGAACAGCACTACGGTCACCTGATGATCTTTACGGAAACCGAAACCTTCATGTTTAGGTCTGCCGGTGGGGCTATCTACGGAGGAGGTCAGGTCTCAAAGGTAGACGAGAACGTTGGGTGCTTTGGCCCCAATGCCTTGGCGGTAGCTGACGGGAGTCTCATCTGGTCAGACAAGAACGGAGTGTATGCGACAACTGGGAACCTTGTGGTCACCAAGATTAGTGGCGGGATCGACAGCTTCTTCAACGGCTTCTTCTCTTCCCCGCTCACTAGCTACTACACGACCAGCACATCTCCAGGGTTCTCCAACACAGCCAACGACCAACCCCAGACCCAGTTCACCGTCTCAGCAGGCAACGCCCACCTTTGTTACAACGCGGAACTCGGAGCCCTCTTCGCAGTTTACCCGGACTCAGAAGCGATCTTTTGCTACGCGGACAGCAAGTGGTCCCTGTGGACAACGGAGACGCAGGCAACCAACACAGCAAATCTGGTGATCGCAACTCAGACCATCACCAACGCATGGATCGTCTCCTCAGAGGAGCGGCTCGTAATGGTAGGGTCTCTCGATAGCCAGACGCTAGTGGACGAGGCTAAGACCCAAACGGGCGCTGCCGTAGACAACGACATCCCAGTTGAGAGCTACTACCTGCTTGAATACGGAAGAGGAGGCGCACTGGATAGAAGCGTCTCGTCTGGCGAGGACATGAGGAAACCCACCGGGTATTACAAGTACACGCCAAGCGGAGGGAGATCCGCCAACCACTGCAAGGTGAGAGAGTTCGAGCGCGTCCCCACCGGATACGCATTCCCAGACGGAAGCTGGACCATAGGCGCAACGACCTACACGGTGGTGCGGCCAGAGGACATCATCTACTGGGTTCCTATTTCGGTCCTCGTGACTGACGTCAACTACGTAAAGGTGCAGGCTTGGGACGTCGAGGTTTTCTACGACCACAATGCCTGGGAACCAGTGATGTACGCCAACAATAGCGACATCGACTTCTTTGTCCCGTGTGAGCGGATCGTGACGAAGCCGGGATACAACCCAGGTGCCGGGAATGCGACTGCCAAGGTCATAAATGCAGGCGCATCGGGCGTTCAGATACGGTTCAATAGGACTGAAGACCCATCGGGCCGCTACATCTACCTCACCCCAGGTGTAGAGGCGGTGATGCTATACGTTCCCATGCGCTTGAAAGAGGCATCAAAGACCGACTCCCTGAGCGAACTCGTAATAACCATCTCAGGATGCACGGTGACATCACCCACCGGAACCAAAGCCCTGGACCCGTGGGTATGGAAAGAATACTTCATCGGAACAACCGAGTCTCGCAACTCGGATAACGTCGCGATGCCGGTTGACTGGGCATACAAAACCAAGCAGGTGAACCTCAACGGACAGACGATGCTTAAGGCCAGAGGGCTTTACGTGCGCCTCTCCTCCCGAGGGCCCGGCGATTCCACCTCTAACCTGACGCCCAACTTCCTGTTCGGGCTATTCAACACCCTTCTTGGGTGCGACGAGAAGGGGTGGGTCTCTCAGGTGGTGGACTATACGGGCGTCAGAAACGTGAATGCGGAGTCCCTGTTTAATATAGCCAACAAGAACTCGATACGCACACGCATCCGAGACACATCGGGAGACATGGTTAACAAGGCGTTCGACCAGGCTGGCGTCACCTATGGGGCGAATGGATCGACGACCGCAGGCTCCTACCTCATCGACGACCAGGCCGTTAGCATTATCTCCACTAGCGATAGCGTTAAAGGCTTTTCATTCTCCTACATGCTTTTCGGCCACATACAGAACCGAGCTCAAGGGGTGCGGATAGAGGATGCCAAAGCCAGCATAAGGCAGTCCGGGTCAAGAAGAAGGACGGGTAGGTAGTGTCAACCTTTCTCCAGAAAGAACTCCACGACATCGGCGGCACCAAGAGGCAGGTGTCGAACCAGCTCGTTCGAACGGATACGGTTGACCTTATCAACCAACTGCGCCTGACAGTCCCAGGAACGCTCGTTGAGCCGCAGGGCGGAAACGCTGACTACATAAACGCCACCCCAGGAACCCATGGATTCTCCGAGGTTAGCTCTGAATGGACCCACATCAAAGGTGTTGGGGCTGGCGTCATCTGCGACAGGCAGCTAGTAGTCTCAGACCGGGCGATTGTGGAGGCTGTTCACTTTAGGGGCTCCGCTAACCCGCTGGCGATCGTGAAGGGCAAGTCCTCGTCACCAGCCAACACGGTCATTTTCAGGTCTTGCATATTCGAGCGCACCGACCAGCCGAAGCTCCCCGTGTGGGCGAGTGTAGAAACCGGGGCCTACGCTGTGTTTTTGGGGTGTGTCTTTCGAGGCGGGAAGTACCCGAACACAGGAGGGGTCATCGTCTCAAACGCGGGAGCTGCCGCAAACGTGCAGCTCTCCGGGTGTATGAGCTTGACTGGGCTATCATACGCAACCGTAACGAGTGCCGGACAAGGCAACATTAGCGCATAGGGTGGAGACTTGGCTTACACAAAAAACCCCAGGAAGGTCACCAAGCACCAGTTTGCATCCTCCACCACCGTGGATGGCTCTCGCCTTGATGATTGCATGGAGGATGTGGAGACGCGATTCAACGCTCTCGAACACGGTGACATCGATACCAAGTGGGTGCAGACGGTCTTCCATGCAGGCTGGCAGCCCAAGGGAAGGACGTTTCCATACGACTCGGCCAACAAGCAGAACATGTTCGACTTCAAGCACCACTACCCATGGATGGCGGTTAAGAATCCGACAGATACCCCTCAAGGCCAGGTCACGCTAGCCGCAGACGACTCTGCCACGACCACCCCCGACTCGGTTCAGAACCTGTACCGCCTTAAGGGATACGAGAACTCACAAGGTGGCTCGGTAATCCCCAACTCCTACGACGAGGTAATCCTCACCCCCTACGTTGCAGCCTCCTACAACAGGTGGGAGTGGAGGAGGGCATGGTCCACGACCTTCTTCTTCACGGAGCCTTCGATCATCACGCAGATCTCAATGATCATACGTGCCGATGGGACCGATTCGATACTGGGCGTAAAGCGCCCCTATCAGTACACCTACAGTTCGGCGGCCAATTACGGTTCTATCCTGTTGGACATTGCCGACCCAAACAGCACAGAAGACAAGCAACTCGACACGCAGGAATACATTCGGTCTGAGTACCCGTTCGACGCCATCCCGTTCAACTACCACGCCACCGAGGTGTTTGCGACATCGGCATGGTCTGACATGCTCCCAAGTGTAGACGCAGCGGCTAGTGGAACGATGCCGTTCGGTCGCCCCGATGGAATCGCCTCTATCGATGAGGTCAACCTACCAGTGGCGGCCAATTCGCGTGTAAGGCTTACCGTCGTCATCCCCGGAAGCTTACAATTTGATGCCACAGCCGGAACCGAGACGACGCACATGGCGTTTTGGAATCCGATGAGCCTGACGATGCACGTTCTTGAGAGGGTTGGATGAGCAAGGTAACCAGGCCAAAGCTGACGCGTGGGACGAAGCTCAAGCAGGAGCACATACATGGCGTCTTAACAGATGTGGCCTCTGAAATTAACGCGGCGACTGTCACGGTCGACCAAACACCAAAGGCCGCCACTGGGGTCTTCAGGCTAAACTTCCACATACCGGTACTCGACTCACGGTTCCTCGTCATCGGTCAGTCATCAAGCGGCCACGTCACGAGAGCGGAGCAGTACGCCATCCCGTTTACTCTTCCTCCGTCTCAGGAGTACTTCAGCACAATTGGGGCTGTGGGGGATCCTCCAAGATTCAAGGTGGACAAGTCTGTTCCACGGCTGATCCTAGACGAGTTCTCTTTTAGCTTCGATCAGGGCTCTGCTGCTGCATCCAGGGTTGACTACCACTTTACCACCTCCACCTATCCGGCTGGAACCAACGAGGGCTGCCTAGACTTCGAAGAAGCCGAGGCGTATAGCCTGGAGCTCTCCCTTGCCGAAAAGAACCAATGGTACTTCACAGCAAACGGCGCTGGCGACAACACGGCTTCCCTTCGTCACCCGCAGAAGACCATCTTCACGCTGCCTATTGACGGTGCCGCGTTTGTCTCGAAGGTAAACAAGCCAAACCCAGTTGTAATCCCAGACATCAACCATGTCATGAGGCCGTTTACCACTTACATCCTGATGATCTCGGCCCCCAGCCTGACAACCGTAGGGAAGACAGCAAACTACGCACAAAGCCCTTTCGCGCTGTCTCCAGATCGCTCTCATGCCCTTTATTCTGTGCAGTTCAGCCTGAAAGTGAAGAGCGACATGGACCGCAGGGACGTCTACAACGCAGGAACGAACAGCATAAGGAACTACCCGACCAAAGATAGCGGCACAACAAACACGATCCGAAGCAGGGCGGTTACCGGGAACTCAATCTCAATCTCAGCACCAGTGGCGGACGCGACGATCGCAGCAGACGGATCTACAGGCGTAAACACCAACCTGCAACTGATCGACCAAGCCCTGAGAGACAAGTTCAGCGGAGGCTTTAACGACAGGTCAGAGACAGCAGCAACGCAGGAGCTATATGCAGATAGCTGCTACGAGGTACTGACCGTTCCCCTGTTTAACAACGCAGCCAATCAGGTCTATGACGCAGATACGGCCAACTCCAACGGAGCATACGCCAATGTGGCGAAGACAGCCGGTGGAACGTACCAGTCCATCGCTGACCGCAGGATTATCCCGATAAGAGAGCCCATGGTTGTTCACCACGTCATCTTGGCGCGGAGCTTCATGCAGCCCTCCAAGATGAACGCCGGTGGCGGCAACCCCTACCCCGAGGGAGATGCAAACGCGGTTAACGTTTTCACCAACATAGGCATGGAGCTTGGGGTGGGCATTGGTAGCGGGCTAAGGTCCGACCACGCAGCGTACATCAATCTTGCGTATGCCAAAAGCGACGACGCGTCCATGCCACAGTTTGGGACGATTGACGTAATCGCTCCCGCATCCCAAACCACTGGAAGCTCGACGAACTTCAGACACGACCTCCTCCATGTTCCACTGTCGTACCTAGCAACGGGCGCACTGGGAAAGGGGTACTACTCAAACGGCCTCCCCATCTTCATAGGGAAGTCCTGGGACCCAACAGCAGCCCGCACGCAGTCAGTCAGCAACGCAACCGGGGCGCTATCTGGACCGGCAACCGGGGGACGAGAGCAATTCATTGAAGTGCGAATGCGTATATTCAATACTGCCGGAAATATCGAGGACGGCAGCAAGACCAGCATGTACGTTGGATATGGCGGCTACTGGCTTTACATCATTGGCAAGAAATACCTTACCAAGGGTTTTCACGGCAACGTGCAAGGGGAATAAGAATGGCTTTCGGAGATAATAAACCGACCCAACTCACAGAGTTCGAAGAGCTCGACGTCACAGAGATTGAGAAGCTTGGGCCCTCTGAACGTCAAGCATACCTGCGAAGGGAGGCCGCTAGAGGTGCCCAAAAGAGCCAGAGGTCCCTCGAGTCTGGCGCGGAGGCGCAAGCAGCGTTGGCTAAATCGTTGCCAGCAATGCTAAGAAGCCAACTGGCAACCGGCATGATGGGCGCTGCCGGGCCAGGTGGCGCCGCTGGGCTTGCCGCCCTAGGTCAAATGTCCAAGTTCGCGCCAGACATCACACGCGCAGGCCAAGAGGGAGAGGCAAGAGCGGCACAGGCAGCGGCAGACGCAGCAGTGGCGGGAGTGGAGAAGTCGACCTATCTGCAAGAGCAGGGCGTCGGCACCAAGGCAGCCACCCAGGCTGATGTCAAACAGCGCATTGAGAACATTAAGAAGGACCTCCGCAACCCACTCTTTGGCATCGACTCCGATGACCTGAAACGGGAGATCGAGGGTCTCAAGGCCTACTACACAGACGACCAAGGAAACATAGACCCAGACGTTGCCGCCTATATCGATCAACAGGCCGCTGTTGAGGAAGAGGAAGCAAG